TAAGGTTATCGGCGGCGTAGATAGTAAATTACAGAAGAAGACGTTGAAGCGCGTTGCTGGCGTCCGTCTTCGTCTAGCTCATGCGGGATCATCCTCGGCTCTTAAGTCGGATGCGGCGGCGGTAGCCTTCGTGGACGAATATGACGAGATGATAAAGAACATTAGAGGGCAGGGCGATCCGCTCGGCCTAGTAGAAGCGCGCGGCGATACCTACGCTGACTTTCAATGCGGCATAACCTCGACGCCATCGGTAGGATTGGCCGAGATCGTGCACGACGAAGAGAGCGGCTTAGACTTTTGGCGAGTAGGTGAAGATGAGGAGATTACTTCTCCGATTTGGCGTCTATGGCAAGAAGGAACTCGGCATCATTTCGCTTGGCCTTGTCCTCATTGCGGCGAGTTTTTTATTCCAAGGTCTAAGCAGTTAAGATACCCGAAGAACGCAACGCCTAGTCAGGCGCTACACGATTCTTGGTTAGAGTGTCCTCATTGCCACGGCGAAGTTCGGGAAGAACATAAGGGTGATTGCAATGCTTACGGAACCTTTGTAGCTCCGGGCGAGTCAATAACCAAAGACGGCGAGATCACCGGATCTCCTCCCGATACATCTACGTTATCGTTTTGGATTAGTGGTTTCTGTTCACCGTTTAAGACTATAGGGGAGCGAGCGGAGAGGTATCTGCGGGCGCTTGCGTCTGGTGAACAGGATAAAATACAGACCGCAGTTAATGCGGGGTTTGGTGAGTTATTCCAAGCGGGCGGCGGCGAAGTCTTAGAATGGACTGAAGTTGCGGCGTTGCGTGAGAAATACGAGAAGCGAATTCCAGACGGCGTTCAATTCTTAGTTGCGGCGGTAGACGTTCAAGGAAACCGACTGCCTTACGTTATTCGTGGTTATGGCGCTCAAGGAACTAGCTGGCTTATTGAGCACGGTTATATCTGGGGCGAGACGAAGGGCGAGGAAGTCTGGAAGCGTTTAGGCGAGAAGTTATCGGAGCCGATTGAAGGCAAGCGCATCAAAATAGCGTTTGTGGATTCTGGCTTTCGTCCCGGCAAGAAGATAAGTCTGCCGATTCATCGCGTTTACGAGTTTTGTCGCAAATATCGCAAGTTTGTTTATCCTACTAAGGGTTCTTCTGCCCCAATGGCTCGGCCTTTGATTGAGTCGGCTATTGAGGTTCAAGGTGCGGACGGTAAGCCGCTTAAATACGGTTCTCTTCGTCTTGTTCGCTTAGATACGGATCACTGGAAGGCAGTTGTTCACGAAAGATTGTCCTTTGATCGGGACACTCCGGGCGCGTTGCACTTAAACTCTGCGGCAGACGATGATTATTGTCAGCAGATCGTCGCGGAAGCGCGTGTTAAAGCGCCGGGAACAAATCGCTGGATCTGGGTGCAGCGTTATCGTGAAAACCACTTCTTCGATACGGAAGCGATGGCGGCTGCGGCTGCTTGGTTAGTTGGCGCGGATCGTATGAAAGCGATCAAGGCGCAAAGCCGGAATGAGTTTGAGGCTGCTGCAATGCGGGCTCGATTAGAAGGGCCGACGGCGGCACCTATCAATCAAGGGCGGGATGAACCTCCTCCGCCCGCAACAACTGCGCCGACGCAGCAATTTCGTAGTCGTTTCTCGAATTTCGCTGGTCGTTTAAACCGCTAGGATTAATTCATGGGCTTTGTTGAGAAGCTAGGTTCCCTCTTCGGCGGGGGAAAACAACCCGTCGCGCCTATTCGTAAGGGGAAGCCAAGCTCGGCCTATATGCGCGGGCATAATAGCGGGCTCTTTAGCGCGTGGAATCCAATTTTAAGAGATCCGCGTGAAGACGTAAGAGCCGCTTACTGGCAAAGCGCCGCAAGAACGATTGATATGATCCACAATAGCGGGTGGATCGCCGGAGTTGTAAATAAAGGCTGCGCTTCCATCATGGGAACGGGTCTTCGTCTATCTTCTAAGCCTGATTTTGAGGCTTTGGGTTGGGATATTGATGCTGCAAATAATTGGTCACGTCTTGTAGAGCGCCGCTGGGAATTATGGGCAAATTCTCCTTTAGAATGTGACGCGGCTGGCAAGAATGACATCCATCAGCTTTGTAAAGCTGCTTTGCGTTCGTATTTTGCAACGGGTGAGTGGGTCGCTTGGTATCGTTGGATAGATCGCCCGGAATCCAAGACGGGAACAAAGATTCAGCTAATCCCTTCGCATAGATTGGCGCAATATTCATATGAAGACGATGTATTTCAAGGTATTCGCGTCAATGACACAGGCTTGCCGAAGAGTTATTTGTTTAATTTTTCGGCACCGTTAATTAACTCAACACAATTTACAGAAATCTCTGCGCGTGACGCATTAAATCGACAAATAATTAATCATTGTTTTGACGGTGATGTTGGTCAGATGCGTGGAATTTCTGTATTCGCGCCTGTTCTTCAAGTTCTTCGCCAATATGACCAATTATCTAACGCGACTTTATCAAGTGCATTAGCTCAAGCGATTATCGCTGCTACGATTGAATCCCCTGCTCCAACACAAGAGGTATTAAGTGCCTTTGAGACGATGGACGAACAGGGACTCGGCGGCGGTTTGGATTGCTATATGGATGCCAAAGCCGCGTTCTATGACAAAACCAACTTCGATCTTGGTGGCTTATCGCGGGTTGTCCACCTCTTTAGCGGGGAAAAGCTCGACTTCAAGCGTAGTGAGACCCCGAATAGTAACTATGAGCCATTTTCGCGCTGGCTTCTTAGAGAAATTGCTACATGCGGCGGGTTCACAACAGAGGATCTAACGGGCGACTATACGGGCGCAACTTATTCCTCAATTAAGATGTCAACTACGACTAACTGGCCAACTGTTTTATGGCGTCGGCAGCATATCGCGGCCCCGTTTTACGCGGGAGCATATGCTGCTTGGCTCGAAGAGGGAATTGAGCGTGGGGATATCCCCTTTCCCGGCGGTCTTAATTCCTTCTTCGTTAATCGTGATGCCGTTTTAAGGGCTGAGTTTAGAGGCCCAGCGCGACCAATCCCAGACGAGTTGAAGGCAGCTAACGCTAACCAAGTCTTATATTCGATGGGTGTAATAACGGCAGAGTCAATCGCTGCCGATCTTGGTGCTGATTATGAGGATGTTTGTGATCAGTTAGCTAAAGAGAAGGCAATGCGTGAGGAGCTAGGCTTACCAGAGCCTGTTTGCATTACTCCGCCGCCTGACCCGATTGAAGTCGCCTCTGCTGTTCACGGTATGAAAGAGGATGACGCTGCGGAAAAGGCCGAAGAAGGCGCTAAATCTGCTCCTAAAAAGCCGAAAAAGGCTGCAATAACACGGGGTTAGCCCCTAAATAGGTTGACCAATCGTAAATATAGGCTAGACTATATTTATGGAAAAGAGCAGTGGCGACAACGCAATCAAAACGGGAATTTACAGGATTGTTAATCTTGTAAGTGGCAAATTTTATATTGGATCTTCGAAGGATATTGATCGGAGATGGCGCGACCATAAATCGCCGTCTTCCCGGCAAGTTATCGGCAAAGCCATTCGGAAGTACGGGGTTGATAGCTTCAAGTTTGAAGTTTTAGAGCTTTGCGATCTTTCAGAAATGGCAGATCGGGAGTTGCATTATATCCGAGAACTTAAGCCTCATTATAACCAGAAGATTGCGTCTAGTGAGACTGGCTTTACTCATAACGAGGCTACACGCGCTAAGTTAAGCAAGTCACATACGGGCAAGACGCTCAGTCAAGAACATAGAGCTAGTATAAGCCGAGCCTCGAAAGGCATCCCAAGCGCAAAGGGCTGGAAGCACGATGAGGCAGCAAAGGCCAAAATAAGCGAAGCTGGAAAGGGTAACAAGCATACCCTTGGCCTCAAGCATACTGAGGAATGGAAGGCTGCTCAAAGCAAGCGCAATAAAGGCTCTGGCAACCCATTCTTTGGCAAGACACATACCTGTGAGGCTAAATCAAAGATTAGCAAATCTGGTAAGGGCCGCGTAGCAAGCGCTGAGACGCGAGCTAAGTTAAGCGAATCTAAAAAGGGTAACAAAAATACGCTCGGATATAAGCACACTGATGAAGCAAAAGCTAAGGTCAGTGCTGCGAATATAGGCAAAACAATTAGTCAAGATCAGCGCAGCAAAATTAGCGCAACTATGACAGGGCGGACTTACAGCGAAGATCGTAGGGCCAATATTAGAGCGGCGCTTATCGCTTACAATCAGCGCAAGCGCCTAGCTATGGCCGGATAGGAAGCATAAATGGTAACTAAGCCCCGTCCCCGTGGAGAACCGCTCAAACCCGCGACTCAATACAACCCATCCAAGATTAAGGATGAGGCTCCGGGTAAACTAGCTAAAGTTGAGGTTACAGAGCCTATTGGGCCGCTCCCACCGTTAGCTGCATGGGACGACCCCTGCGCTCGTTATAAGACGCTTAGTGACGCTTATTTAGCTCTGCTCGCTGGTGGGCAAGAAGCCTCTATTCGCACAAGAACATTAGACGCCGAAGAGGAAGTTAAGTTCGCGCGCGGTGATATCAAACTCTTGAAGCTCGAAATGGATAAGGCAAAAGGCGAGTGTGAATTCGCTTTAGGTCTATCGGCTTCCACCACTGGCCGCTTTGCTATTGGTGCCTCTCATAAGCCACGTTGCTGCAAGCCAAGGCGTCCATGATGTCTAGTAACTTTTTAGCCCGTTTTGCTACTCGCATATTTGACGCGCCCTTAATGATCATGCCGGAGAAGCTGGCGATTATTACACAGGCTTTAGAGGGTCGCATTGGGCCGAGTGTTCTTAGCGATCTTGGTTATGTCTCGCCGGAAGGTGCGAACTTAGAAGAGTTGCCTTTTATGCAGCCGTCGGCTTCTCGCTTTGTTGGCGAAGGCATTGAAATGGATGAGCGCGGTAAGGCTCAGAAGTTGCCTTATCAACGCACGGCAAGCGGTCAAGCTATTATCACTGTTTCTGGTTCTTTGATGAATCGCGGCGCTTATATTGGCGCTAAGTCGGGTGTTCTTTCGTACGAAGGAATTTCCGCGCAACTGAAAGCCGCCGCCTCTGACCCGAAGGTTAAGAGCATTGTTCTTGATCTAGATTCTCCGGGGGGGGAAGCAGTCGGAGCTATGGAGACGGCGGCGCTTGTTCGCAAGATCAATAAAGAGAAGCACGTTTATAGCGTTGTGAATGGCCTTGCTGCATCCGCTGGTTATGCTTTGGCGTCTGGTGCGCGGGCTATCATATCAACGGAATCTGGCGTTAGCGGATCTATTGGCGTTGTTGTTCAACATATGGATATGAGCCGCGCTGCTGATCGTGCGGGCGTCAACGTTTCTTTCGTTCACGCGGGTAAGCACAAGGTAGACGGACACTCTTTCGCGCCTCTCTCTAACGATGTGCGCGCAGATCTACAGGCAGAGGTAGATAAATATTATGACCTTTTCGTTTCTGCTGTTGCGGAAGGTCGCGGTCGTCGCATGTCTGCAAAGTCAGTAAGGGCGACGGAAGCTAGAACTTTTATCGGTCAGGCCGCAAAGGAAGCTGGCTTGGTTGATATTATCGGATCTTTCGATTTGTTGCTGGATGATCTTGCTGGATCATCGGCACGATCTAATAGGAGAAGTAAGCATATGACGTTATTGCACGATGATAACGAGCTAGAGCGCGCAAGCGCCGAAGCTAAAGCGGCTGGTCTTGCGGAAGGCAAGAAGGCCGGAAATGAGGAGGGCTACGCTAGAGGCATTGCCGAAGGCCGTGAGCTTGGTGTGGCCGAGGGCCACGAAGCTGGTTTAGCCGCTGGCGCTACCGCAGAACGTGCGCGCATTAGCGCAATTCTGACGAGTGAAGTTGCTGTAGGCCGCGAGGCTTCTGCAAATCACCTCGCCTTCAACTCAAACATGAGCGTTGAGGAAGCTACAGGCTTCCTTGCTAGCGTTCCTGCTACGACGGGCATTGCTGCTCGCTCGGCTTCAACTGTTTCCACCCACACCGTCGATACGGGCGAGAAGACTGCAACAATGCAGACGATTGACCGTCAGGCGATCTACAATTCGGTCATGGGCCGTTAATTTTAGGAGCGAATGACAATGGCTACTGTATTTAATGAAAATCCCCATACGGCTAAT